TGAAACCTACTATCCTGCTTTATTCAAAGCGGGTCCTGACTCCATCCTTAGCTGTGGTCCTCGTTTCGGCCCTGGCGCAGTCGCCTTTGGGGCTAAGCGGGTTGACCATCCATATTACGTATGGAAACAGTTGCCTGATCTGGAGATCGGTACATGTGCACGAGTGCATAGTTCCTATTCGGGGTACTTTAAACCGTACCCCGGCTGTCCGTTGCCGGTTACAACCGTCGACGAGGGGCATACTGCTGAGGTACTATTCGTACCCAAAGACAGCAGAGGCCCACGAGTCATTTCAAAGGAACCACCGCACATTATAAGGCCTCAAATGGCCTTTTTCGCGTACGTGAGTAGTGCGCTCACTAGGGAAACCTATGGGCGTATAAACTTTCTGGACCAATCTGTTAATCGCAGGTTGGCGCTCGAAGCCAGTCTCAGCCGTAAAATGGCTACACTGGATCTTAAAGACGCTAGCGATTCTATCGGATATTCTTTAGTCCGTAGAGTTTTTCGTAATGCGCCAGGTGTCACCTGGTTTTTGCGACGCTGCCGTTCGACTGACTATAAGCTCCCGTCTGGAAAGACGGGTACCATGTTTGCCTTGGCAGGCATGGGATCGGGGCTTACTTTTCCATTACTGGCTTTTGTAGCCCATTTAAGCATTTGCACCAGTGTTGCTTCGGCCACTAGGCTTCCATACGAGGAAGTCTCTAAGAGTGTGTACGTGTATGGTGACGACTGTATAGTCCCATCTGAATGGGTCAGTTTGGCCGTAAAGGGCCTAGAAGCGTCCAACCTTTTGGTAAACACTTCCAAGTCGTTTGCTAAGGGTCCGTTTCGTGAGTCCTGTGGAGGTGATTACCTCTGCGGAAAAGATGTCGCACCAATCAGACTTAAGCTTCAAAACGCGGGACTCCCGATCAAAAAGGGAGTTTCGTCGCTTAGGTTATCCACTAGGGACGTTAAGAGCCGTAGTAATATGGTTCTGTCTCTTGTCAAGCATTGTCAGGAACTTCGGATGCGGGGCCTTTTTAATAGCGCCACGTACCTTGAGTCTTGCCTTGAACAGGCAATCCCAATGCCTTGGGTTGGTGCTGGTTCCCCTGTACTTGGACGGTACACAGATGATCTTAATAAGATTTCTCTGCAAGGAACCTGGTCCGCCGATTCTTCTACCACGGCTTTAAAGGCTGTAGTAGCTATTCCTGAATCGGTGACTTCGAGCGAGGTGTGTCCATACAAGACTCTCGCTAGGTATATTAAGCCTAGCGAAGTGGATCTTGATGAAGTATTAACCGAAGGTTCGGTTACGAC